TGTGGGGTGATAAATGGGTTGGGCTGACGGATGAGGAAGTGATGTTAGTAATGGATGACGTTTTAGAGGGCGGCGGCTGGCTTGATGTTGCCCGTGCCATCGAAGCCAAACTAAAGGAGAAGAACACATGAAGAAAGCATTAGCAGCGTTTCTTGCTCTCACTTTCTTTTTCTGGATTATTCCATACATCGTTCTCAGGAATAGTTACTTTGGGTTCGTTGAACTATACAAAGACATATTGTGGAAGATGGAAAACAAGGAGAAGAACACATGAGTGATGTTGCACTAGTCTGGGCTACACCAGATGCTGAACGACTGATTGCTATGATGGCTCGTGTCTCTAACCCTGAGAACCAGACCAGCACTGAGTATGAGAAGCTGATTCGATATCTGATCAAGCACAAGCACTGGTCCCCATTTGAGATGGTCAATGTCTGTATGAGTATCGAGACCACCAGGGATATCGCACGACAGATCCTTCGTCATCGTAGCTTTACATTCCAAGAGTTCAGTCAGCGTTACGCTATACCTACAGAGTTTGAGTATGTTGATGCTCGTATGCAGGACAAGACCAACAGGCAGAACAGTATTCCTTGTACTGACTATGGTATGATCTCTGTATGGAATGAGAAACAAAGAGCAGTCATTGACTTCGCTGGTGCAGTGTATGACTGGGGTAACAAGATGGGACTCGCCAAGGAGGTTACTCGTAAGGTACTACCTGAAGGGTTGACAGTCAGTAGGATGTATGTTAATGGTACTCTCAGGTCATGGCTTCACTACTGTGAGATTCGTTGTTCAGAAGAGACACAGCTAGAGCACCGAGAGATTGCCAAGCAATGCAGGGAGAACCTGAAGATGCTAGTACCCAATGTCATGGAAGCAATGGATGGATGAAGTTCCTCTGTCGCCATGTATTAAACAATGTAAAGTTAACCACTACAAAGGAAGATGTGACTCATGCCTAAGAACACTGGACGAAATAAGAAGATGGTCGAAGATGACGCAGGATCAACGGAGATTGATAATCTTGTCCCTAAAAAACCGATAGAGATTATTGCCTTGACTTCTGACAAGAATGGTAATATCATTGGGCTTGGTAACAATGGTAAGATCTATTACTACAGCCATGTCAATGCAGATTGGGTGATGCAATGAGGTGTCTCTCCTGTAATGCCCTGCTGTCTGACTACGAAGCAACACGAAAGTCTGCAAGCAGCAATGAATTTCTTGACTTATGCAACCATTGCTACTATACTATTAGTGATGATGTTGCAAGCTTAGATAGGACAGACCTAGCACATGAAGAGGATGACATGGTTACTGATCACGATAGCCTTGATGATGTGGATTTTGAGCTTGACAACGATCATCAATAGTGTTATACTATCTCTATAGTATACTTAGTATTACTTAGTATATTATTAATAATTATTTAAAGGATACTTAGAATGAACTATGAAGAAGTAGAAGCAGCAGGTAAAGAAGCAGCTTACTACCACACACTTCAAGATATGGTTACACTTGTCAACATGTATGGTGTCACCCATGTCATGGCTGATCTGTTCGAATTGCTGGACTCTATCGAGCGTAATCATCTGGTTCGTAAGTCTGATCATTCCCATCTCTTTGAGGATGTACCCTTCTAATGGCACAACAAATTGCTACCCATCAACCTTGTCCTGACTGTGGTTCGTCTGATGCTTTGACTGAGTACGACTGGGGAACCAAGTGCTACTCATGTGGGAAGACAACCAGCCATACAGTTAGCCCTAAACCAGGAGGCTCTGGAAGCCTCTCAGAGACCCTCAAACAGAAGCTTACTATGCACACCCTTACCCTCACCCCAGCAGCCTCTCTAGAGTACCGTTCCGTGTCTTCTAGGGGCATTACCAGGGACACCTGTCTTGCCTATGGTGTCGGTACTCACAAAGATAACTATCTATTCCCATACTATGGGGATGGTAGCGATGTGGTGGCGTACAAGAAGCGAGGCATCGAGGATAAGAAGTTCTCAGTCGAGGGTTCATGGAAGGATGCTGGTCTCTTTGGTCAGCAGTTATTTAATAAGGGTGGCAAGTATGTCACGATTGTAGAAGGAGAGTTCGATGCGCTTGCTGCCTATCAGATGTTGGGTTCAAGGTATCCTGTCGTCAGCGTTAGGAATGGTGCAGGATCTGCACTTCAGGATTGTAAGACACATTATGAATGGCTCGACTCGTTCGAGAATATTGTCGTATGCTTTGATGGTGACGAACCTGGGACAACTGCTGCTGCTCAGGTTGCTGAGTTGTTTGGGACCAAGACCCGAGTCTATAAGCACACGGGTGGATTCAAAGATGCGTGTGACTATCTATCCCAGCAAGAAGGGAAACAATTCGTAGAGAAGTGGTGGCAGTCTGAGCAGTTCGTACCTGATGGTATCGTTGCAGGTAAGGGGCTGTGGGATCTGGTCAACCAACCCATCGAGAAGGCTGAGTGCTTGTACCCATACCAGGGCATGAACGAGTTGACCTATGGCATTCGTGCTGGTGAGTTGATCACTGTGACAGCAGGCTCAGGGCTGGGCAAGAGTCAGTTCCTACGAGAGATTGTCTACCATGTACTCAACAATACCAACGACAACATTGGACTACTGTTCCTTGAGGAGTCAGTCAAGAAGACTGCCAAGTCAATCATGTCTCTTGCTGTTAACAAACCACTACACCTACCAGACGCTGAGGTAACTGACGATGAACTTCGAATGGCTTTTGATTCTACCCTTGGGACTGATCGCATTTATTTGTTTGACCATTTTGGTAGCACTGCTATCGACAATATTATTAGTCGGGTTCGGTTTATGGCTAAAGCTTTGTCTTGCAAGTATATCTTCTTGGATCATGTCAGCATTGTGGTATCCTCTCAAGACAATGGCGATGAGCGTAAAGCACTTGATGAGATTATGACTCGTCTTCGTATGATCGTGCAGGAGACCAACATCGCACTGTTCGCAGTGTCACACTTGAAGCGTCCTGATACCAAGGGTCACGAAGAAGGTGCAGCTACCAGCCTGTCTCAGCTTCGAGGCTCTGGTTCCATTGGTCAACTGTCTGACATCGTGCTTGGATTGGAGCGTAACGGACAGCATGAAGATCCTATGGAGCGACACACCACCAGGGTGCGAGTGCTAAAGAATCGCTTCAGTGGCTTGACAGGACCAGCCAGTATGCTATACTATGATAGGGCTACAGGAAGGATGACAGAGCGTACTGATGAACCACTCTAGAACTTTAATCATAGACATTGAAACAAACCTAAAGCACGACACCATCTGGTGTTGCGTAACAAAAGATATAACTACAGGTGAAGTGAAGGTATGGACGGAAGCAAAAAGTTTGAGCGAGTATCTAAGACAGGACGATCTATTCGTTGGACACAACATCATTGGGTTCGATGCACCGATCTTGAATCGGCAATGGCTCTTGAAGATTCGTACGAGCCAAGTGAAAGATACACTGGTGATGTCGAGGCTACTGAGTCCAAGCCTCGAGGGAGGTCACAGCCTGGACGCATGGGGAAAACGGCTAGGGAATCACAAAGGGAACTTCACGAACTTCGAGGGCGGCTTAACCCGGGAGATGATTGACTACTGCATCCAAGATGTGGAGGTCACTGCCAAGCTGTACCAACATTTACTTAATTCACTGAAGGACTGGGATGAACGCTGTATCAATCTCGAACACGATGTTGCTGTCATCGTATCAAGACAGGAGAGACATGGATTTAAACTTGATCGTGCGAAGGCTACTAGCTTGGTGGCAACTTGGAAGACGATGCTCTCGTCAATCGAAGAAGAACTTCAAGTAGTGTTCCCACCCATTGTCACTGAGCGTATCTCTGAGAAGACAGGCAAGAAGCTTAAGGATAATGTCGAGGTGTTCAACCCTGGTAGCAGGCAACAGATTGCAGCTAGGCTGATGTCACTGGGCTGGGTGCCAGACAAGCACACTGAGAAAGGGCAGGTGATCGTTGATGAAAAAGTCTTGGCAGGAGTTGATCTTCCAGAAGCACGACAGATTGCCGAGTACCTACTCGTTCAGAAACGGGTGGCTCAGGTTGAGTCGTGGCTTGAAGCTGTATCTGAAGACGGAAGGGTTCACGGTAAGGTCATCACCAACGGAGCAGTCACGGGACGAATGACACACCACTCACCCAACATGGCTCAGGTACCTAGTGGTAGCAGTCCTTGGGGTCATGAGTGTAGGGATTGTTGGACAGTAGATTTAGATAACTATCTATTGGTTGGTGCAGACGCAGCAAGCTTAGAACTTAGAATGCTTGCACACTATATGAGGGATGATGATTATGTTCGAGAAGTCTGTGAGGGTGATATCCACACCAAAAACCAAGTTGCTGCAGGGCTTGAGACTAGACCGCAAGCCAAGACCTTTATCTACGCATTCCTATACGGGGCGGGACCAGCGAAGATCGGGGCAATTGTGGGTGGTGGGAAGAAAGAAGGGCAAGACCTCATTGCATCTTTTCTGGATAACACACCAGCACTCAAAGCACTCAGGGCAAAAGTTGAGAGGGTGGCTTCGAAAGGCTGGGTACCTGGACTCGATGGTAGGCAACTACAAATTCGTTCCGCACACGCAGCACTTAACACACTACTACAAGGTGCTGGTGCAGTGGTCATGAAACAAGCGTTGATTATATTGAACGCAAAGATACAGAAAGAAAAACTTAATGCTCACTTCGTTGCTAATGTCCATGATGAATGGCAGCTTGAAGTTCATAAAGATCACGCTGAAAAAGTTGGTCGCTATGCGGTTGCGTCAATTGAGGAAGCGGGGAAGGTACTTGGGCTTCGTTGTCCGTTGACAGGGGAGTACCGAGTAGGTAAGTCGTGGGCAGAAACCCATTGACTTTGTTGTAAACTGTGGTATAATATTACTTTAACTTGTTCAGGAGAACACTATGGATTTGAAACCTCTTAAGATCGAAGCTGACATCATGTGGGCTTTCCTTGATACACCTAACACCATGTCAGGTAAGTATCAGGTGGACCTCTGCAATCTGTCCAAGCCAGCTATCAAGGCTCTGGAAGACTGCGGTGTCAATGTTCGTAACAAAGAAGATAAAGGTTTCTTTATCACTGCGAAGTCTAAGAACTATCCTATCAAAGCAGAGGATGCTCAGGGCAACCCCATCACTGTGAAGGTAGGTAATGGTTCACGAGGCATCGCCCTTGTCCAGCCCTTTAACTACAAGGTTAATGGCAAGTCTGGTGTAGGTGTTGGTATCAATCGTCTGGTCGTGACTGACTTGGTTGAGTATGCTGGCTCTGCTCCTCTCGACACGGCTGATGTCCTGTAATGAAAGCCTTGTTAGATGGTGACATCTTTGTCTATCGTATTGGCTTTGCTGCCAACGAAGAGACTGAGAGTATCGCTATCTCACGCATGGCTGTGATGTTGGAAGATCTAGTAATGATGCCTAGTGTAGGAGACTACCAAGGGTATCTTACTGGGTCCAACAACTTCCGCATGGAGATAGCTAAGGAGGCACCATACAAGGGCAACCGTAAGGCTGAGAAGCCTGTGCACTACGCCTTGCTTCGTGAGTATCTTGTTAAGTCCTGGGGTTTTGAGATGGTAGAGGATCAAGAAGCTGATGATGCTATTGGTATCGCTGCCTACTCAATGGACCCATATGATTATGTTATCTATTCCATCGACAAGGATCTTGATATGATTCGTGGATGGCATTATAACTTTGTTAAAGAGAAGAAGTATTATGTGGACGAAGAAGATACCCTGCGTACTTTCTACAAGCAAGTTCTCACTGGAGATCGAGTGGACAACATCCCAGGTCTCAAGGGTGTGGGTGACAAGAAAGCAGAAAAAATACTTGGGGAAGCTAAGACCGAGAAAGACTTATTCACCGCAGTATTAGCGGCGTATGATAATGATATTCTCCGCATGACTGAGATGGCACAGCTACTGTGGATTCGTAGGAAGGAGGGTGAGATATGGACACCACCAAACCTATAATCTATATCGAGTGGGTTGATGCTGTCGCTGACAATGGATGGGCTAGTGGGACCAAGGCTGAAGTGCACGAGTGTAAGACTGTTGGATTCTTGATTGACGAAACAGATCACGCACTGTGTATTGCCTCCACTATATCCATGAGTGACACCAATGCTAGGATGCACATACCCAAGGCATGGATTAAGAACCGAAGGAAGATATCTATTGAAACCAAGCAGCGCAAAAGCAAAAGGAAGAACCTTCCAGCAGTGGGTACGGGACCAGATAATAGGAGTGTTTCGTCTTGAGCCAGATGATGTACGGTCAACGAGCATGGGTGCCAACGGGGAAGACATCCTCCTCAGCCCCACTGCGAGAGGAAGAACTGGCATTTCTGTTGAGTGCAAGTCAAGGGATCGAATTGCCGTATACGGTTACTATGACCAAGCGAAAGAGAATGCAACAGGAAAGGGAGAACCTGTCTTGTTTATTAAACAAAATAGGTCCAAGCCCCTGGTAGTAGTAGATGCTGAATATTTTTTAAAGACTTTGGAGAAAGCAAATGCAACATGATGATCGAGTGATCTATAACTTTTCTTACGCTGATCGTAGCACACCACATGTGCCAGGATACCCACTAGAGACACAGCTTCACAAGACCTCTGTGTTTGAATCTTGTGAGTCATGGGATGTAGTTCTCAAAGACTTCATTGGTTTCCTCGAAGGCATCTATGGATACAACATCTCTGATGAAGTGCACATGACTACCATCGAAGAGCGTTGTGCTCGTACTCGCTACTACACTGACGATCCTGATGGCGACCCTGAAAATGAAGATGGTAAAGAAGACTGGAAATGACTACGCATTTAGTACTGCCTGACATGCAGGTAAAGGATGGTGTTGACTTGTCTTACCTTGATTGGGTGGGACAATACATTGCAGACAAGCAACCAGATGTAATCATTAACATTGGTGACTTTGCTGACATGCCTTCACTGTCCTCCTACGATGTGGGTAAGAAGTCGTTTGAAGGTAGACGATACAAGACTGACATCCAAGTAACCAGAGCAGCCATGGACCGCTTGCTTGCCCCAATGAAGGAACTAAATGAGCACCAACGAAAGAAGAAGGAAAAGCAATATAGACCCCGAATGGTACTCACGCTTGGCAACCACGAAGAGCGAATTGTCAGAGCAGTCGAAGGCGACCCTAAACTCCACGGCACTATTGGCATCGATGATCTCGGATACGCAGAAGCTGGTTGGGAGGTGCTTGATTACCTTAGTCCTGTTGTTATTGACGGCGTGGTATATTGTCATTTCTTTACATCAGGTGTGATGGGACGACCAGTCTCCTCTGCTGCTGCACTGCTGACCAAGCGACACATGAGTGCTGTCATGGGACATGTGCAGGGTAGGCAGATTGCATACGCCCATCGTGCTGATGGTAAGCAGATCACTGGTCTGTTCTGTGGTTGCTGTTACCTGCATGACGAGGACTACCTGGGTGCACAGGGTAACAACTACTGGCGTGGTGTCTGGATGCTTCATGAGGTGGAGGATGGACAGTTCGATGAGATGCCTGTCAGTCTGAACTACCTCAAGAAGAAGTATGGCTGACCCGATCAACCTCTGGAATATAGATAGGATGTTTGATAAGATTATGACGATAGATGTTAGAGACAAGCAGGTTGGAGGTGACCATTACAAGAAGACTAACATCGAACCATGGGATGTGTTCCTTGATTGGCAGCTAGACCCATGGCTATGCAATGTTATTAAGTACTTACAACGCCACCAGCGTAAGAATGGTAAGCAAGATCTAGAGAAGGCAAAGCACTACCTAGACTTTGTGTTACAAAATTATGATCTAGTGGTTGACAAATACTACAAGAAGTGATATAATAATAGACCAACTACCGAAAGGACAATAGTATGTACTTCGTTAAACTTAACAATCGTAAACTCTCCCTCAAGTTTTTCGCTCGTGGCTTCAAGTCTTATGAAGCTGCACGCCAAGCCCTTCGACATCTGCTGCGTAAGCAAGGACACGATGTCAACCAAGGGTACACCATGCACGGGTACAAAATCTCCAAAGCATAGATAGTTATCTAATAGTTATGACTCTAACTTTACCTGAGATTAGTGAAAGGTTAAAGCAATTAGACGAAGTAACTCTATTAGAAATACTAGGTGTAACATCAGAGGACTTAGTAGATAGGTTCTCTGATGTGATAGAGTGTAAAGCTGAGATCTTATTAAAACAAATTGACTGGGAATAAATACATGGATCTATATCAAAACTTCATTGCCAAGTCTCGTTACTCTCGTTTCCTTCAGGGAGACAATCGCCGAGAGAACTGGGCTGAATCTGTTGATCGTTACTTCAACTTCATCGAAGACAAGTTGGCTACTGATCACAACTATATTGTGCCTCGTGAACTGAGCACAGAACTTCGTAACGCTGTCACCAACCTGGACCTCATGCCCTCTATGCGTGCTATCATGACCGCAGGCAAGGCACTGGAGCGTGACAACACTGCTGGTTATAACTGTAGCTACATGCCTATTGATGACCCCAAGGCATTCGATGAAGCTATGTACATCCTCCTGTGTGGTACAGGGGTGGGGTTCAGTGTGGAGCAGAAGTATGTTAATCAACTTCCTGAAGTACCAGATCAGTTGTTCGATAGTAAGACTACTATTGTTGTATCTGATAGTAAGGAAGGATGGGCGAAGAGCCTTCGACAACTCATTGCTCTACTCTACTCTGGAGAGATTCCTCACTGGGACATCTCAAAGGTTCGACCTTCAGGGGCTAGGCTTAAGACATTCGGTGGACGAGCATCTGGACCTGGACCGCTTGAAGAATTGTTTAAGTTCACTATTGCGAAGTTCCGATGTGCTGCTGGTCGCAAGCTTACTTCCCTTGAGTGTCATGACATTCTGTGCAAGATCGGGGAAGTTGTTGTTGTGGGTGGAGTTCGAAGGTCAGCAATGATCTCGTTGTCAGAATTAGAAGATGATCGGATGCGTCATGCAAAGTCAGGGAATTGGTGGGAACAGAATGGGCAGCGTGCCCTTGCTAACAACTCGGCAACTTATGAAACTAAACCAGACATTGGACAATTTCTCCAAGAATGGACTAGCCTTTACCACTCTCACTCTGGGGAACGAGGAATCTTCTCTAGAGCAGCCAGTAAGTCTCAGGCTGCTAAGAACGGACGAAGGGATTCTGATCACGACTTCGGTACTAATCCCTGTTCCGAAATCATCCTACGACCCTACCAGTTCTGCAACCTGACAGAGGTAGTGGTTCGTGCTGAAGACACTGTAGAAGACCTTGCTCGTAAGGTACGGTTGGCTACAATCCTGGGGACATATCAATCAACCATGACTCACTTCCCGTATCTGCGTAAGATCTGGCAGAAGAATACAGAGGAAGAGCGTCTGCTTGGTGTGTCATTTACTGGTATCTTTGACAACAAGTGGATGTCTACTGTTTGTGAGGATACTCAAAAGAAACTGGAGATACTCAAACATGTTGCTGTCGAATCTAACAAAGAAACTGCAGATGCCCTTGGCATCAATCCCAGCGCTGCGATTACTTGTGTTAAACCTAGTGGCACTGTGTCTCAGCTTGTTGACTCTGCCAGTGGTATTCATCCTCGACATAGTGTATATTATATTCGTAGGGTCCGGGGCGATAAGAAAGATCCTCTCACGCAGTTCATGATCAACCAGGGTGTACCCTATGAGGATTGTGTCATGCGTCCTGAGTCTACTGTGGTGTTCTCATTCCCACAGAAAGCACCAGAGGGAGCAACCCTGCGTGATGACCTGACAGCCATTGACCACCTCGATGTATGGTTGATGTACCAGCGTCACTGGTGTGAGCACAAGCCCTCTGTGACTATCTCTGTCAAGGAGGAGGAGTGGATGGATGTAGGGGCTTGGGTGTGGCGACACTTCGATGAGGTATCTGGTGTGTCGTTCCTGCCCTATGATGGTGGTACCTATCGACAGGCACCATACGAGGAGTGCACGAAGCAGCAGTATGAAGAGTTGCTAGCAGTTGTACCCAAGGCAATTGACTGGGATACCCTAGTTGAGGTAGATGATAATGTTAAGGGTGCACAAGAGTTAGCCTGCTCTGCTGGCTCCTGTGAAATAGTTTAAGGAGTTAGTATGGATATTGAAATTTGCTTGATCTCTGGTGTCTCAGTTGGTATTGAGTACCAGGAACTAGACAAAGGATACCTTGTTATTGATCTTGGTATCGTAAGGATTCTCATCTGTAAGAACACAGACGAAGAGGAGTATGACGACTGAGTTAGTTTCCCAGTAACTCAGAAGGTTTGGCTAGGCAGAGATGTCTAGCCTTTTTTTTAGTATGACCAGAGAGCAGGTGTGTCTCTAGTATCAAGATGGATAAACCTACCACCACCTTTTTGTTGTACACCAATACCAGTGAACCCATGCTGCAGTGCAATCGTCAGCAGTCTCTGTGCATTGGCGCCATCCACAGCAAAGTCTGCTGCCTTGCCAGTGGTGTGCATACCAGACCTACCTACTTTAATACGCTCAGCAGGATGCTCAGGACAACGGTAACCAGAAGTAACCACGAGAGACTGTCCATACTCTTCCCTAAGTTTGTTGATCTTGTCTAGGAACTCCTGGTCCATCTCGCACTTACCACAGTGTTTGCATTTAAACTCTGCTTGAGTAAAGTATTTACCAAAGTTCATTTAAGTCCCTTCCACTTCTCTACTGTTCTGAGACCACCAAGACCTAACATACCAAGCAGTACAGTCAGCAGTGTCTCCATATCAAAGGCTACCGTGATCTGTTCGTGACCTGCACCAGCTAGAAAGAAGTTAGCTACAGGGAACAGGACGAAGTGCATGGCGAATGCCACACCACAGGTCCACCCTACGAAGGGTCTCCAGCCGCCTCTAAAGGGGTCTGTACGGGCTTCCTCTTTGTTCAACTCTACCTGCGCCATGTCCCTCTGGAAGGACTGGTCCTGGGCTGCTTTGATCAGTTCAGCTTGTGCCTTCTCCCTGGCATCCTTATCAGGGATGATCTTGTCTAGTAGCCTACCACCTATCTCAATCAGTGCTAATGGATTCATTTCTTCATCTTCTTTCTAGCTTCAATCTCTTCTTCTACTCGATCAAGTTCAGCTAAGAACTTCTCAAGAGCAGCTTCAGCTTGGAGGACTTCCCTTGTCTTTTCTTTCTCAGCAGCTTTGTTAAGCAATCCCTTAAGAGCATTGATGTCACTCTTAATCTTGTTCATGCGTACAACTTCTGCTTGACCTTTGTTAATATCAAAGATACGAACACCAGTTAATGACTGTACTTGACGCTGCTCTTCGGGAAGATCTATCCTACTTTCCCTCTCGACACCAAAGATACTAGGAGTTGATGTTATCTCCCCAGTCTCTGGGTTTACATTACGAGTACCAAAGATACCACCAGGATTCAGACGATCAACCTCACTGAGCAGGACAATGTTTGACAAAGTCTTTGCCAAGTGTGCTGGCATCTCGACACCAAGCATGTCAACCTTCTGACCCTTATACTCTTCAATACTTTTCTTTCTGAAGAAGTCGTAGTTAGCAAAGTATTCGATTGGTGCTTTGATAAAAGGAGACACTGGTCCCATAGCAGAAGAAACAGTCTCACCAAGTTCGCCCTTTGATGGACCTGTAGGAGCAGTCTTCGTGTTAAGGAACCTAGTGAATGGACCAAGATCCATAAGAGGTAATAAGTTCTCAAGCGTAATCGCCTGAGCAATTTCACCACTCTCGCTCTGACCCACATATACAGGAGCAGCAGCAGTAATATAACCAGGGACCTCAGATGGGTCTGGAGTCTGTGCACCAGTGGCTTGCTGAATATTATTAATGGCTAGGTTCAGTTTGTTAATCTTATCTGGGTGACGAACCAATGCTTCAAGCTGCAAAGGAATATTTTTACGAGACCAAGTATAGAAGGGCATAATCCTCTTAAGAGTGCTTCTCTCAAAAGGACTGACATCACCATAGTCAAACATATACTTTTGTACATGCTTACCAGCTTGGTCGTAACTCTTACCCTTCTTAACCTGATCTAGGAACAGAGCGATACGAGCGTTGTCTTCTAGTGTCTGACCTACTTTGAAACCAGCACGAAGGAACACATTGCTAGTAGCTGGCGTGATAAGGTCTGTAGCCTTGATTGGCTCTAGTTGTCTTTCAAGCACACGAGCAAACTCGCCACCACCATACTGTCCTTCACCAAAGACACCACGCTTAGCCATCTCTTCGTACAGTTCTTCAGCAGGTCTACCAGCAACCTTACCGTCTAGTTTATTCCTAGCCAATTTAGTTTGGAATAGAGCAGCATCGCCATAAGTCTTAGGGTTACTCAGTCCACCAAGGTATGCGTTCCAGACATTACCTACCACATTCTTTGCATGGTATGCAGGACGAACACCAAGTGACCACATCTTCCACCAGTTCTGAGCACCGTCATAAACCTTAAGGAAGCTATTCATTGCCTGATCGTCTGTCAACAACTTGTATGAACGATTGACAAGGTTAGCCACAGCAGGGTCAAACTTTACACCTTGGACACCATCAATAGATACATAGCTTCTAGGTGCATCATCAGCCTTGACACCCAACTCTTTAACATCAGTAAGGAATCGTTTACCAGCCAGTGCGTTTGCTACTTGAAACTCTTGTCTACCAATGATAAGTGCAGGATCATCCTCAAAGTACTTGGTAGTACCATACATATTCTTTGCATTGATGTCATTAATAGTACCCTCAATCTCACGCTTTAGTGCTTGAGGATTCTTAGACGATGGTTTGGTGGTAAAGAAGTTCTTTTTATCTGCTAACTGCAATACCTCATCAGCCTCTTTGCTGATCATGTGAGGCATGTAAGTTTCACCAAGGTCACCAACATCAATACCTGCTGCTCGTTGTTGATCTAGCAACTCACGATTACGACTAACAATCTTTGATTCTAGTTGACCAAGAGCATCGTCACCAAGATCACCAGTCTCGATGTCGTGCAAAAGCTTTGCTTTCAATTCATTGACAGGTACACCAGATTGTTTAGACAATGCTTTGAATTGATTGTTAAGAGCCTTAGCATCTCGAACACCTTCGTTCCTAGCCTTGTCCCTAAGATAACGATACTGGTTATAAAGTTCTCTTGCTTTGTCTACATCACCTGTGGTAACATTGATTGCACGAAACAACTCGTTGTCCATTAGACGAGAAGGAATAGTAGTAGCACCAGGAATAGCACTGATGGTTTCTTTGGCTACCTTAAATGGTGCAGCAACTACGCTACCCTTAAGCGGATCAATCAAGACATCACCAGCAAAACCAAACAAAGCAGCTTTAACTGGGTTAGCTTTTCTAAACTCATCGCTTAACAGTTCTTGAGCAGAAGCTTTCTCTTCTCCTTTAAAACCCCTGCCTGCTGCTTCAACAACAGCTTTTCTATTTTGTTCTTTACTGAATGCACGAGCAAGCTTAGGAAGTTCCAAGGAAAACAAACCTGTGTCTTCAGTAGAAATCCCTTCTTTCTCTAGGACACCACCAACAGCTTTACCTCCAACAGCAACAGCTTGGAAAGGACGCTGAAGATAATCAATCGTATCAAGAATAAAGTTACCAGTGCTCCTAGCAGCAGACTGAACAGGGGCAGGCAGTGCTTGGAATCCTTGCACAGCTACATCTGCCACAGCACCTGCTGCTTCTTTAACAGGCTCAGGGATAGCTGCACTGATAGATTCCATAGCAGCTTTGTTAGTTTCTCCAACCAAGGGGTCTACAATAGCTGGAGTCTTAACACCTAAAGTTTTATAGAACTCATCTTTAGGAAGATCAGAATAAAAGTTTTTATGGAAAGCATCAGCCAACTCAGTATCTTTTAAATCATTATACTGAGGATATTGTTGTCTAATCTCTGCTATGCTTGGCATGTAATTCCTTTATCACCGAATACCGAGAGGATCGTTGCTTCGAGGAGCAGCCGCAGGTGCAGCCATAGGTGTTCCAACATCAGGACGAACAGCCCTCTCGTATGCCTTGGTAATTTCTCCACCCACAGGACCATACAACAAAGAAGCAGGAAGAGGAGGCTCTTGTTTGTTGAGTGGTTTAGTAGGATCAATATTGTAGTTCTTCAGAAGAGTCAATGCAGCAGTTTTCTCAGCCTGCCAACGCTCAGCAGGTCCAAACTTCTGTGCATCTTCTAAGTCTTTACGATACTTAGCAAGGCGTGCTTTGTCAATGTCTGTACCAAGTTCTTCTTTCTGTGCTTTCTGAGTAGCTTCAATAGAACCCTCAGATGCAGCACGAGTAATCTGAGTATACTCTTGAAGAGCAGCAGCATTAGTAGGATCAGCAGATAGTGTCTCTGCTAGTTGAGCAATACGAAACTCTGCTTGCTCAGGATTCTTTTTATAATAGTCTACATTCTTTTGAGCAGCTTCTCTTCCTTCACGACCAGCCCTAGCTTGTTTAATATTAAGGTCAAGTTCTTCTAATCTATATTTGCGTGCTTCTTGTGCCGAGTAAGCTGCCTCTGGAAGAAGACCAGCAGATGCTAAATTTTTAGAAAGAGTAGTATAAAAATCAGGAGAAGTAATATCAGAAACATTACTTAATGTGTCGTTGTAAATAGTCTGAGTAAGAGATGCTCTTTCCATTTCAGGATCTTGAACGCCTAAAGCACCGCCCAAGATATTACCAATAGCCATACCCATTCTCTCGTAAGGAGATTGAGCAGAAGCATACATTGATTGTTGTTGTTTTAGTCGCTCCTGCATAACCTGCTGAGGAGTTTTAAAACTATTCTGTGCTAAGGCTCCCATTAAATACCTCCACCAAGAGTCATAGTAGAACGACCAGGACCAAACAAACTACCAGTACCCATACGACTCATACCGTAGATGCTTGCACCTGCTCCTAACAATCCAGACAAGAAGCCAGCGTTGGCTTGTGATGCAGCTTGTTGTCCTTTGAACCTAGTCTGTGCAGCTTGTGACAAACCAGAACCAAGAAGGTTACCAGCAGCACTACCAGCCTGTGCACCAGCACCGCCCACCTGCATACCAAGATTAAATGGTTGTTGTCCAAGTTCTTCAATTGTACCAGCAGTACCCAGATAAGTCTGCAGAGGAGCCAATGCTTGTGTTGGTATTGCATACTGTGCACCAAGCATGTCTGCACCCATACCAAACAAACCAGAACCAAACTGAATCTGTTGCTGTGCTGCTTGATCTGCTGCAGCAGCCAGTGCTAAATCTTGTTCACGCCTTGCAGCAGCAAGACTATAAAGTTCTGGTTGACCAATATTACCAACATTTAGACCAGCACGACCACGACCAAACACACTGGACGCTAGGCGTTGCTCTTCTCGTTGACGAATAGGATCAAGCAATGCCTGTTGCTGGCTCATAAACCGCTGTCTAACAGCCTCTGGAGATTCCCCAAGGTACTGTTCACCCAAACTAAACAAGCCCCTGGAAGCCCCTCCTAGAGGCTCTGCTGCCATCTGTGCTTGCTCAGCTTGGCTAAGTGCGCCACCAGTCAACCCAAAGATTCTATCCTGTATTGCTCGTAGCTGTGGGTCTACTGTGTAACCAGCAGCAGTGACACGAGGAAGCCCAGAGACAGGATCAATCTCTTCGGTAAACTGAGAGGAACCAAAGCGTGTAGATACACCTACTGGTCTAAAAGCAGCGGCGTATCCTGCTTGTCGAGCAGCTTCAGCCTGTTGCGCTGCAGCAGCATTAGCAGCGGCTGCTGTTTTTTTAGCACCAGTAAAAGGTTCAAGAACACTACTAACTATGCTACCCATTATTTGCTCCTAATATAAATATCGGCTATGTTGCCATCAACAGTATTACGATGTTCAAGGAATTCAAAGCCGATAATTTTACCAAACTTAGCTAGCTTGGGATCATCAACTACTACAGCATATAAATCTTTATCAAGTAAATGTTGCATTAAATCTAGATGATAAATGTAACTTCTGTAAACATCTGGAGTCCAGCTATGTACATCAGTATGAAACCAGAACTCATCTTCCCAATGCTCTAAGTATAAAGTATACTCTTGTCTATTAACTACTGGTACTTTCATTACAGTTTCATATATTTTAAAACAGCTTCTATTTCGTCAACTGAAGCATCACTTTTTAATTTATTTGCTCTCCAACTGATGATCATAATATTTTCCTTTGTGTAATTTCCTTTTGCATCTAACCTGTCTATACTAGGACTGTTCCATCTATCAGAACCAGTACCCCAAAAAAGATCAATACCAAGTACAGGACACTTTTTATCTTTTGGAAACAAATCTACTAGATCTTCAATAGTTAAATCACAAACTAAATTTCTTTTACCTGCTCTTGAAACCGCTTGTTGTAATAGTTTTTTTAATCTAAAAACATCATCATCTTTATTTTTATCTCTATACTTTTTAGAGTGTCCAGCAGTAGTTAGTTTTTCATCTTTTATTTTTAAGTAACTAAACTCTTTTGCTATTTTTGTCATGTTGCACGATTTACAAAGTTTTCCAACATCTCTTTTACGACTTGATTTTTCTATTCCGCATGACGGACAATGACATGTAAATCTCTTTTCAAAACCCATAGTTAAAGTTTCTGAATAAAACAAAGGGCATAGTAAGGAGGCAGGTTAGCGTTAGTACCAGAAACCCCTGACGATGCGGTGTTTCCGATGGTGTTAACCGTGGCCGTGGTGCCCGACATCTTAAATTGAATTCCAGCACTAGGGCCGTCCGTTCCACCCGTGTAAAGAGAGGATGAAAATGTGCCGTTTTGCGGAACCGTAATTGGGCCGCTAGCCGTTCCGCTGGCGTTGTATTGAACCTGATCCAAATAATAGTTGTTGTAAGTTCCAGAGCCAGAAGTGGTGTGTGTATGCGACACCACAACCGAATCCGCAGAGCCGCCAGTAGCAGCAACAGCATAGGTACTACCAGCGCCTACAACAAACCTATTGCGAAGGTCTGGAGTGCCGTTAGAGCCATTACACAATGCCCATCCTGATGGGATAGAAGCCACAGAGCCTGACCACATAATGATACCACCAGCAGGGAAAGCAGCAGCGGCAGCAGCAGTAGCAAAAGCAGTAGTAGCAAGTTGAGTATTGTTAGTACCTGCAGAAGCAGTAGGTGCTAAAGGTGTGCCAGTAAAGGTAGGGCTATTACTATCAGACTTACTAGCAATCGCAGCAGCAATAGCACTTAACTCAACATCAATCTCTGTGCCTTTAACAATCTTACCACTGTCGCCTGTAGGCAGTGCATCCTTAGCGGTAAAGTTAGTAGCCTTAACATAGTTACTCATAGTGTCTTCCCACCTTTAACATAAACATCAATCTTCTGAATAGACAAAGGATTACCATCAATGTCTGCTTCAAGTCCTAGTTGCATGACAGTACCATTACCACCAAGATTCATAATAAACTTATCAAGGATAATACCACCAGAGTATTCAGCAATGTTATACTCACCAATGTTATACTCATAGACAGTAGCACTATCTAATACTTTAGTAACAGCTAAATAGTTTTCAGTATAGTCAAACCCATACTTAATAGCAAGCTGCTCAGCAGAGCCACCAACAACGACAAACCCTACCTTCTTAAGAATCTTAATAGTAGTAGGTTGATCAAAGTCAAAATAGTTGGTAAAGTATTTAAAGCGATAAGAGGCACCGTTATCGGTGTGCCCAAAGTATTTACCAATGTATCCTGGTTTACCAATTAGTAGTTGCTTAGCATTGTCAACATAGAATGCTTTAGGTTCCATGCTATCCCAGATGGTTACTCGTGATGCTCCATCCTGCAAAGCAGACCGAGTATCAAAACAGTATACAAACTTAGTAGTAGGTAAACTAAGAAGATAGAAAGCATCTCGGTCATAATACACAGCCTTTATATTAGCAGCAGTTTCTGATGCTACATTCTGCATAAGATCATCACGCACATTCTTAGACAAGTCACGCATTGGTAATGACTTCTCTTGAATGACACGAAGCAAACTACGCACACCAGAGTCAGACAAGAACACAATATCAGTACCAATGTTAACGATGCTATCCCTGGCTATACATCCTACATTAGGAATATAATCAGAAAGAACTAACTCAGTAACATCAATTGGGTTACCGTAGATAGCGATGTTGTTACGACCAAAGATAATTAAGAAACCATTATGTGCAGCAAGTCCAATGATCTGATCGTTATTAGGAAAAACTGTATTCAAGGACAATGAACCAGAGTCACCACCACTAAAGTCAGAGCCATCAAGCAACCGACTAAAGTACAGAGTTTGTCTGTCACCTACAATGTCTGCCATCCACATACGACCATAAGCTGCAAGCACGCAGTTAGGTTTGAAATCTGCTGTGGTGTATCCAGGTGGAAGTGTACCTACATCACCCAGTTGTTGGAAACCAAACACACCGCTATCGTGATCGTGACCAGCACCACCAGAGACAGGCAACTCATGATACACCAGTGGTGGGTGTCCTGTCTGTACCAAGTAAGCATGTGGCTCTGCATCTACTCCATCACCAAATGGCAGAGAAGCTGCTTGCCAGTTGTTACCAGTAATCGTATAAGTAGCGTCACCTGAGTTGTCAGCATTACGCACAGTCTTAGTTGTCATCGTGGTAGTACCAACAAACAACTTATTATTACCTGCGCTTAACAGATCAGAGTTTGCCCCTTTAATAACCTCAAAGATAAACTCTACTGGATTGCTAGAAGTAAGATCAGTATTAACTGTAGTATTAACTGCAGACCAGCCACGCCTTGCGCCTACTCGACCATACCTGTCAATCACACAGTTCTGTGCTTTGAGTGCAAACCCAGATGATAATTGAACACTGGACTCCTGGGTGTTAAGCCCTAAGAATCCAGGTGCAGCAATCGAAGTGGTTGCTATAGGTTTAGCCATTAATAGGATACCCAGGTAATTTCATCAGGATAACGATTGGCTTCAGCACTAATATGATCTGCTAAAGAAGTTTGGAAAAGCTGGTATGCTTCTGATGCTGCCAGTCCCTGGTCCTCTCCTCGCTCTGCCAATGCTTTTGCATAAGCAAGAAAGATGACAGGCTCTGAAGGAATCTTTAGTGCATCTGCGTTAGCTTCTAATGATGCTTGTGGTTTGATGACATTGAAATAAATATTGTATGCGCCATCAGGAATAGGGTACAAGTCTACCTGTGTGTCACCGTTAGCATCGACACCGTTAAAGTTATAACGATCAGGTGCTCCCTTCTGGGGTGACAGATTAAGAAACAGTTCATTCATACGCCTTGTAGTTTCCATCTCTACAAAGGTATCTGCCTCAGAGTTAATAACATCCAAGACACGAAAGCGTTGACCAATACCAGTTAGTACATAGTTAAACAAGTCTGCTGAAGTAACTACAGTCAAGGTTTCTGACAGAGCATTCCAGTTATAAGCATCTTCTACTTGACGCTTAGCATCATTAATATATTTACCAATAAGCTTAGAGTAAGCGTTGTCAGTAACAGCAGTTACCTCAGCTTCTCGAAGTCTTACTAGTACATCATTCACTAATTGTAAGTAGGTCATAGCTATATTATACCATAAAAAGAGTTAAAAGTCAATACTTACCACTTAACTTTATGTGACCAATACCTAGCTGACATCTTATCAGGGCTGGAATCCTGAGCATTGTGACGAGCATAGTAGCTTTTCTTTCGTGCTTTGTCCTTGGCAGTCTGAGGATTCTTACCTGCACCCTTGACTCCTTGCTGCCCAAACCTGATTAGCTTTTCCTTGTCACCCTCTTTAGCCAGTACAGCATGTGACTTGGTAGGGTGGTTAGGAGTACGCTTAGGTTTATTGTAACCAGAGAAAATCTCTTTACCTTTTTTAATCATATCTGATCCAGTTTAACTTTAAGACAAGCACCTTCACTCATTACACCTTTACTATTCAAATCTTCAAGAACTGACATAACTTTCTTTTCGCAGTCCTCAAGTTTATAATAGTTGATGTCACCTTTAAAGAAAGCACATTCACCATTTAAACAAAAGAAAGCCACAGCAATATAAAAGTTCATTTCTTCTTCCTCTTTTGTTGCAGTGCAATAGCTACTGCTTGCTTCTGAGGATAGCCTTCTTTCTTTAGCTTACGAATATTCTTAGATACAGTCTTCTCAGATTTACCTTTAGCCAATGGCATTATCTGTACCCCGCTGTCTTCTTAGCTATCTTCTTTGGTTGTTTAACAAACTGCTTGCCTTGCTTATTACCTTGTGCTTTAGCTTTGTTGGTAGCAGCTTTCTCAGCAGGACTCAATGCCTTCCATGCAGCATCAGGTAGGTAACGCTTCTTACCCTTAGATGGAGAACCATCAGAGGTACGCCACTTCTGTGCGGTCCAATCCTTTAAAGACTTCTGTGGGTCTTTCTTCAAGACTTGTAACCTCCACCAGCTTTCTTGTATTCCCTGGCAAGCATCTGCGCTTTACGAGCAGACCACTCGCCTGGGTCTCCACCTTTGCTACCAGCCTTAATCTTTTCAAACAAGCGTTTACGCATACTAGGTTTAGTATACACTCCAGCTTGATTTACTTTAGATTTAGTAGCCACGCTTTACTTTCTTTTCCTTCATCATACCACCAGCTTTCTTCATGCACTTACCTGCTTTCTTACACTTAGCAGGAGTAGAACAGCCAGGGCAGGGTTTAAATGTTTTCATAATTATGCTCCATGAAATTGAGTTGCTTGGTTAGGTACTAACTCTACAGTGAAAATATAAGTAACACTGCTTGTCCCAGATTGAGAGATTCTAATTTGATCTCCTTCTTGTAATACTACCTCTGCTTGGTTAAGGATAAGATATTCACCAGCACCAAGATTTTTACCACTGAACACTAAATACTCAGTAGTAGTAGATGCGTCATACCAGTACACCGATGGTGTGTTAGTACCAGCAGTAGATACAATATACATTAGATTCCATAAACCAGTATTCTTAACTGGAATAGTATATAGAGTATCTTTAGTTGTGGTGGTCTTGGTAGACGCTACACTAATCTTCCTTGACATCTTTACCCTTACCTAATAGTTTCTGTATAGTGTCTGTTTCGTAGATCCTAAGAGCAGTCCAGATAATAGTGAACAGAGCAGCCACTGCAGGTAGCACCTCTGCTAAAGTACCAACAACAGTTACTATTGATACTGCATCACCAGCAGTCTTTGCTGTTTCATGGTGTACTGACATTTACGATGTTCCTTCCACCCAAGATTGAGTTTCTTCGTTCCATATATAATTAAATTTATTTACAGGATAAGGAATTAACGATTCCCACAAACAAGTGTCTTCGTTAAGAACCCAACTTGCATAAGGTTTTGGAGGTATAAAAGCATCTCGTTGTGAATCATATGTGTAACCAATACCAGCATAGTTTTTTCGATAAGGTGTTCCACCCTTAATGTGTATACCTTCTCTTGTGTTGTAGGAAGTGCGTTTACAAGTTTGACCTCGGAACGCACTATAATGAGCTTCCCAATCTACACCGTCTTCACCCTCTTCTTTACCTACAATCACTTCAGTAACAATATTATTCTCATCAAGAAATGCGTAATGTGCCATCGTTAACTCCAAGAAACATTGCCAGTACCAGCAGTAAATGTTGCAACAGTAAATCCACCAGAAGTCGAAGTAGTATATGTAAGACCGCCACCAGGGTTGGAAATGGTAACGCCGCTTGGGTATTTGAGAATCACAACACCTGAACCGCCAGCCCCAGAAGCCCAGTTTGTTCCTGCTCCATTTGTTGAACCACCGCCACCACCGCCGCCAGTATTGGCTGTTCCGTCTACGCCTGTGGTGCGATATTGGCCTGCACCGCCACCACCCGAACCGCCGTTGCCACCAGAGTAACTGGTGTTGAGGTATGAAGACCCGCCGCCGCCGCCTGCCCTAGTTACGCTGGAGCCTGTAATCGATGACGCAACACCATTCCCGCCCTTTCCAAGTGGTGACCCAGAGTTTCCTGCCGTTCCAGTTGCTCCAGCACCGCCACCGCCACCACCTCCGTTGTAAGCATTGACCGAACCAGCACCACCAGCATAACCTTGGTTTGCAGTTCCGCTTCCAGCACCTTGTGGAGACAAACCCTCACCCCCGCCACCACCTGAACCTCCAGTAGCACCGTTGATTGCGTAGGAACCTCCACCTCCACCACCAGTAGAGGTAATGGTTGAGAATACCGAGTTTGATCCGTTATTACCAACCGCATTACCAGATGCTGTACTACGAGCAGCACCACCAGCACCGACTGTTACGGTGTAGTTTGTGCTGAGAGTAATAGTAATCGCCGATTCGGCAGATGCGCCTCCACCCGAAGTTCCTGCACTCGTGCGATAGCCGCCAGCACCACCACCACCAGCATGTCGTGCACCTCCTGATCCACCACCCGCAATCACCAAGAAGTCAACATTTGGGCTTAGTACTAGAGAATTACTTGCAGCACTGGCTGGACCTGTACCAACGGCGTTTGTGGCTGTGACCGTGAATGTGTAAGAAGTTCCTGGGGTCAATCCGCTAACTGTTATTGGAGAAGATGATCCCGTTCCAGTAATACTTCCTGGATTTGATGTGGCGGTGTAACTCGTAATCGTTGTGCCGCCTGTGCTGGCGGGAGGTGTAAAGGACACCGATGCAGAAGTTGCGCCTGCCGCAGATGCCGTTCCAATTGTCGGAGCCCCAGGCACACCCCAGGTTGTAACGCTTCCGCTTGCCGCAGATGGTGCGCTTGTTCCGATAGCGTTAGTTGCTGTTACTGTAAATGTGTACGCAGTATTGTTTGAAAGACCAGTTACATTGATTGGTGAACTTGCTCCCGTACCAGTAATGCTTCCAGGAGACGATGTGGCGGTGTAACTTGTAATGGTTGAACCACCATTATCAACGGGAGCAGTAAACGATACCTGAACCCCACCAACAGCATTAGCAGTTCCAGACACGCTTGTTGGTGAGTCAGGAACAGTCTTTGGCAAAGGCCACAATCCAGCGGCAATTTTCTGCATGGCTTGTTCTTGTGTCCAAACACCGCTTGCAATGCCGTTTTTCCCACCTGTTGTAGTTGGTGGTGTTTTGCTAATAATACCACCAATGTATCTTTTAGACATGGTAAGCCTTTAGTTAAGTTCTTCCCAAGAGCAAGTTACTACCAAGTCATTTGCTGCGCTTGCTGTAGCACCAATTGATTTATCTTCCAATAAATAAAAACTATTTGATTTGTCTGTTAAAATTAAAGTAGAATCAGCAGGTACAGAAATAGTAGAAGCAATAGCTGTCCCTGTTCCTCCCAAATCGTCTTGAGAAAAAATTTTAATAGTAATATCTGCTGCAGAAGTTCCATCTACATTAGCTATTACAATCGAATTAATTTTATAAATTTTACCGCTTGCAGCAGCATTATTAACTAAAGCTGTAGCAAATGGATCAACAGTTGAGGAAATTAGCGTTGATGAAGTATTTCCGTAAATTGCTGAAACATTTACAATATTAGGGTTTGCCATTCTATCCTCCGAAAATCATTGCCATTGCAATAGCTTTACCAGTTGTAATGCCACCGCCTCCTCCACTTACAGTAGTAAAAGATAATGTACCAGAACCATCTGTTTTTAAAACTTGATCAACAGTTCCATCTGTAGTAGGAAGTGTAAAAGTAGAAACAAAAGAAGTTAAATTGCTATCATAAGCTTGTATAGTAGAACCAATGTCAGTATCTACTAAAACATTGCTACCACCATTTTGTAAAGTACCAGTAAAGTTAGCAGTAACATCATCATATTTTGCAGTGTCAGCATCATAGCCCTGCACCGTAACACCAATGTCAGCGTCAACTACAATAGTAGCATCGTAAGCTTGAACAGTGCTACCGATGTCAGTGTCCACTAAAACATTACTGCCTCCGTTCTGAAGCGTACCAGTAAAGTTTGCCGTAACATCGTCATACTTAGCTGTGTCACTATCGTAACCTTGTACCGTAACACCGATGTCAGCACTGTCAAGATAATCAGAAGCAGTAGTTAAAACATTGTTGCCGCCATTCTGCAATGTTCCTGTGAAGTTAGCAGTAGTAGCATCATACTTTGCAGTGTCACTATCGTAACCTTGTACCGTAACACCGATGTCTCCTGACTTTAAAGTATTAGCATCGTAGCCTTGTACTGTTACACCAATGTCTGCTGATTTAAGAATAGTGGCATCATAAGCCTGAACATCTACACCAATCTCTAGGTCAAGGTTCTGCCTTGCGGTAGCAACATTAGGAAGATCAGAAAGATTATTTGCTTTAGCTAAAAATAATGTACCAGCAGCATAAGCATCTACCCAGACACTACCAGTGTAGACACGCATTTCTCCATCAACAGAATTGAAATACAAAGCACCAGCAACTAGAGCATCACCATCATTGTCTAGTGTGGGGTCAGAAGTCTTAGCACCAAGATAACGATCATCAAAGTTATCATACGCTGCCAGTGCAGAATCCCTTGCAGATTCCGCTGCTGCTTGTGCAGCCAATGCACCAGTTTCTGCTGTTTCAGCATTGGTCTCAGCCAACTCAGCAGCAGTCTGTGCATTCTCTGCCGCTAACTGCGCTGCTTCTGCAGCAACCTGTGCTGCTAATGCACCAGTCTCTGCTGTTTCTGCTGCTAACTGTGCAGCACCAGCAGCAATTTCTGATGCTGAAGCATTACTTTCACTTGTAGAAGCTGCTAATGCACTAGCAGCCGCATTTGTCTCTGATGTTTCAGCGTTAGTCTCTGCTAGTTCAGCAGCAGTTTGAGCAGTTTCTGCTGCTAGTTGGGCTGTTTCAGCAGCAGTTTGAGCAGTTTCAGCATTGGTCTCTGCTAATTCAGCAGCAGTCTGCGCAACTTCAGCAGCGGCTTGTGCTGCTTCTGCTGCAGTTTGCGCTGATTCAGAATTGGTCTCCGCTGTCTCAGCGTTAGTCTCTGCTAGTTCAGCAGCAGTCTGCGCTGCTTCTGCTGCAGCTTGTGCTGCCTCTGCTGCTGTCTGCGCTGTTTCTGCGTTAGTCTCAGCAGTTTCAGCATTAGTCTCTGCTGTTTCTGCAGCAGATTGTGCAGCCTCTGCAGCAGTCTGTGCAGCACCAGCAGCAGTAGCAGCATTGCTTGCAGTGGTAGCACTAGCGGCAGCAGCAGCGGCACTAACACCAGCCTGTGTTGCAAAGTCTTGCACTACCTGTGAAGTGTTTGCTGAATCAGCAGTAGCGTCACCTGGACCACCAGGACCACGATAGATAGCCAATTGTGTCTCCTTACAGTTTACTCAATACACTGAGTGAAATTGCTCAATGTACTAAGTAAACTGCCCCAGCCTTGTGAGCCAGGGCAGAGCCTAATTAGGCAGGAACAGCAAGGGCGAAGGCAGAACTATCACGCAGTTCAGCAACACCGTAGAGCATGTCGGAAGTAAACAGCGTTCCGAGGTACTCTTGCTTGTACTGAGTCTGGCTACGAACACCCATCTGCTCGGCAAGCACGAATGCATCTTTGTGTGCCATCAGAGCGATACGAGTCGTGTTGGTGGTAGCCGTGTCAGCGTTCGTGGTGACAAACACTTTAACACCGTAGACATCACCAATTTGACCGTTACGGATGGTGTTAGCAGAACCAACATCACCAACAAAAGCCTGCTCGGTAAAGCGGTTCAGACCCATCAAGCTGTTACGGGTAGAAGGAGGAACGATCAGGAAGCGATCAGTCATGGGAACATCGTTGTCGTCCAGACGCTGAATGGTACGGCGAATAGCAGCATCAGCCAGAGCAGTACCGACATTGGTACCGTCATTGTACAGAGTCGTACCGTCACCACCCAGGAATGCTTTGTCGTAATCGGCGGTACCATCACCACCGTTAGCAGCACGACCCAGTTCGACAAGGTCAGTATCCACACGCTTAGCAAGAGCGTAGCCAGCGTCATCCGTGTAGAACTTACGCAAAGAGGCAAGGGCTTGCACCTCAACGATGTCCTCGATCAGACGGCTATACTCATAGTGCTTGTTGATCAGCACCTGCACTTCAGTCTCGGTAGCAGCAATCAGGGTAACCTGAGAACTAGCAGCCTTGAGCGAAGCATCGCCACGAGTGGGTTTAGGAATGTGAAGCGTGTCGCCCTTCTTACCTTTGAAGGACATTTTGGAGAACAGGTTAGCCGCAACAAGGTTCTTCTTGTATGCAGCGATAATCTCGTCACTCCAAATCTCGGGGATAAACTTATCCGCCGTAGTCTTCGTTACATGATTGGTTCCAAGTGCCATTTTAAATCTCCTAGTTTAAAAGTTATTTAACTCGACCCTCAGCATACGCAGACATAATTTCATCTTGTAGCTGGTAATACCGATCAGGGTCTTCCAATTGTAGTCGGATAAGATCTGCTCTACGATATACCTTACTTGAACTAACACCAGGACTTGCGCCTCCAACATCTACAGTAGCTTGCTTGACCGCTGCCTTTTGCTGTTGCTTAACTTCAGCAGTAGGAACAACTTGCTTGGGTGCAGCTTGTGGTTTCACATACTTCCAGTTGCTCAGTAACTCAGCAGCAGAGTCGTAATCGCCTTCGGCATCTGCTTGTGCGTACATACGCAAACGAACTTGTGAAGCCTTAACCCACTCAGCAAAGTCTGGGTCTTGCAGCGTACTATAGAAATCTGGAAACTCTTGTTGCAACCGATTCAATGTCTGCATCTTTTTTAACTCTAGGGCTTGCTTTCGTGCCTCTAGGATTGCAGGATGCTTCTCAATCTTCTTGGTTACAGCAGCGTCTGGATCAGCAAAGAAGTCTACATCGTCTTCTTTTGTGGCTTCCTGTTGATTAGGTTTACTATCGAGTTGTCGCTTGATCAATTCGTCTGCAAGCTTACGAACTTCACCAACCTCTTGGGCTTGACGACCAATAAGCTTCTCAGCCTCCTGGTGCATCCTAATGATCTCTTTAAGATCCTTGCCCTTGTACTTGCTAGGTAGTTCCTCTTCAGGTTCTTCCTGCTGTACTTCTGGTGCTTGTTCTACTTCTTCAAGAACTTCCTCTTGATGAGATTCTTGAATCTGATCTACTTGCTCGTCATCATCTTGCGCTTCGGTAAATGTAGCCACAGTATCCTCCTGTCCAATATGGATTCTAGGAAATTAAAAATGTCACCTGGAAACTATCCTTCAAGTTTCTTGTAGGCAACCCTTGTTGCTTCCTCGTGTTTCCTTGCCCACCTATCAGCAGCATCAGGGAACGATCCTGTGATCCCCTCAAGTCTGATGCGTGGAGTTGAAATCAACCGAGTAGCATCGTTGTGACAGTGAGGGCACTCGACTACAGTAACCTCACTCTCGACTAAGTGTTCAGTGACATGCCCTTTGGCACACTGAAAATCAAAATATCTAAGACCCATTAAGTTCCTCCCATGCGACTTCAGACTCACGCTTGAGATTAAGAACCCAATTAAGTATGTCTAGTTGACCCTTACGCTTCCAAAGATCTTCCGTGTCTTTGATCTCTGATATTCTGTCATAAGCTTCAACTATCTTTTCTACATCTTCTATGAAGTCTTTCCATCCCTGGGTAGACATCATGTCAAATCTAGCTTCGTAATACTCTTGTAGGGCTTTATCCATTCGGAGTCCTTTGTTAAGATACTTATATTATACCATAAAATATAATGTTTGTCAAGAGGTTTAGATCAATTAGTCATCTGTTTGTCAACTATTTTTTCACGAACCTGGATATCTTTTTCTTTCAGCATCAGGTCTGCTACTTTAGTCCTACGCTCAAACTCTTTTTCACCTTCGTCAGGTAGGTCTTTAGCGATGCTGGACAGTACCCTGGCACGAATCTCTTCAGGGAGAAGCTGTGCCTCCACGATAAGCTTCTGTGCCCTTGCCTGGGCTTCCTGAGCGTCTGCCTGGGACTCGATAGCCTGACCCTGTAGCTGGGCAATCTGGGCTTGGATAAGCTGCATCTGTGCCTGCATCTGTGCTGCCTGCATTTGCTGCTGCTCTGGGTTTGGTTGAGACATCTGATCCAATGCTGCCACCAACTCTTCACGGTTAGACAGACTGGAAGAACCCACGATACCTTTCAACACCAAGGGAACCACAGGGGACTCAGGTCCAAGAGTCTGCAGTAGTCCAATGAACTGCTGCTGTTCGTACTCTCGTGCTACCATACCCACAGAAGTAATAGGGATAAAGTTAAAGTCACGGGAAGGGTAACGCTCTGGATCAAACTGCATGTAGCGATAAGCTACTTTCTTGACCAAGGGAATCATCACATCGTCTTGGAAATTGGTAAGCTGCTGCTTGTTCTTCTTAACAATGGCAGACATAGCCAGTGACATACCCATACCACCAGAACCTTGGGCAGAAGCTGCAGCACGGGTCAACTCTGCTGAGTCCATGGTCCCTGTAGCCTGCAGCATCATCGCTTCAAAGCCACGAGCAGTCTCGTAGTTTGCAGAATCCAGCGTACCAAACTTAAATGGCTGCAGGATCTCTGAGGGATTGCCGTTAGTCAGGATGGTTTTACCAGGGCGCACCTCGAACTTCACACCACGAGGCAGGCGAGTAGCGTCAACACCCATCATTGGTACAGTGGTCAGAGCCAAAGAGTCTAGATGGCTACGAATCTGTGCGTCAATAGCCTTCTGCATGTTGTAACCCTTCTGAATCGTACCCACACCCCAGAAGATTCCAGGTACAGTCTCGGGACGATAGGCGACAACAGGGCGATCCTTCATCATGTAGGGTGATTCTTCAGCTTTGAGCAGCTTAGAACCGTTAGCAACGATGACAATAGCCTCTACAAGGTCAGAGACATTACCCATCTCGCTACCTTCTTCAAACAAGTCTACTACTTCAGTGCCTTCGGTCTCCAGATTCTTGAGAAGATCACGAGGAACCAGACCATAATACCGCAGAATTCGTACTTTATCGTCTTGATAGATGGAATCTTGCTGGGTTGGCTCTAGATCTGTGTCATCATAGTAGGCTTCTACCTCTACTTTGCGGTAGATTCCATCCTCAATACCCTTAACAATCTTGTGAAGTGACACATATTCCTCAACTGCTACACCCATAGCCTCGTCAACCTCTTCAGCATTGGGGTCAATCAGGAAGTTACGGGGGTGGATAGCCTTGATTGTGACTGCAGTACGGTCTCTTTCCTCCACACCGACAGCCATCATGGGTTGTCCAGGCATCGGACGCATAGCAGGTACAGTTTCTACCATGCTTTTGACTTTAATCTCGAGCATTCCAGTACCAAAAATCTCACCGATCTTAACAAGTCGATTGATTTCTTTACCGTACTTGTCCTTCTTCATATCTTCGTGCATCTGATTCTTAGTTAGTTCCACATCAAGACTGGTTTGCTCGTCAGCAGAATCGTCATCAATGTCAAAGAACTTACCATTGGCAGAGATTCCCTCAAGAGTCTCAGCAACTTTGTTGTCTACTGCTTGACGAATTGCAGGAGTAACAATCTTAGAACGCTCTGATTCACGAAGTTTGTCCTCGTCTGCCCAGATCCCGTAGTACAAACGCTCGTACTCGTCCCAGTCCTGCATATAGTTTGTGTCTCGCCACTCACGCCAGCGGTCACAGTGGTCAACAACAAATGCAACTAGGTCTTTATCAGACTCTGTTACTTTATCTTCTTTAAATTCAGCCATCAGGGTCTCCCGAAAGGATCAGTGTATGAAAGGTCTTCTGGTCTTAAAGACTGTCCAAAGAAAGCTTCAGTCTCGATATCTTGTCCAATTGTCTCTGGAAAGGTTGTACCCTTTACTTTACTTGTAAATGGTATCTCTTGTTTTGCTGCCATCTTTTCAAACAAAGGATCTTCAAAGCGTAGCTGTACATTTCGTGACTCAGCTTCACCATACTCTTTTAAATACTTTGCTTGTGCTTCTTTAGCTTCAGCCTGTGTAAAGTTCTTTTTATCTTTCAGATATTCTCTCCAGTTACCGCCTTTAAGAAAGTTCTCTGTTTCTTGAATACTGTGCTGTGCTTCATGCAGAGTAGTAGAAATAGAATTGATAGGATTCTTAAAGTCTTTGTGTGCGGTATTAAGTTCGATCACACCTGAGTCATAATAGAAAGCACCACGGTGTGTGCTCTTAGGTTTGTTAACCAAACGAACAGTAGCATCCTTTAGATCAGGGTAGAAGTCATAGATTAAAGGATGAGAAAGTAAATCTCCTACCTTCATCTCTGTATTATCAGGAAGCTTTGTGATATCTTCTTTAAGAAATGCACCAGTGTCTGGAATCTCAAAACGAAGCTTACCATCTTTACCAAACCAGAAACCAGTTTGCTTGGCTTGCTTCTCAATACTAGCACCACTATCACGAAGTTTCTTAGCTTCTGTTACGCTTACTTGAATATTATCCAGTTGTTCGTCAGTGGCTTTTTCAATAAAGTTTCTTAAACCTTTATCGCCAGCAACCATCAACATAATGTTTTCATTTTCCTTTGGTGCTTCTTTAGCAGCCTTACCAAACATACCACTTACTTCTGGTGCGTACTTAGCAAGGCTAGGAACAAAAGGAAGAAGACCTGCAGCAGCAAGCACTGAGTCTGTGTACCGTCCCTTGGAAGCGTAGTCAACAGCTTCAACTCCAGCTTTGATGTCTCCCACAACAGGAGTCAAATCTAAAGCTAGGTTAGCAGAGGTAGGCAGGCCTTCGAATAAACCCTTTGGTTCCATATTAGTATCCCGAGATAGCGTCCATAGGTTCATACTCATCATCGTAATCCATCTCGAAGGGAGTGGTGGATATATGAGTAATCAGACTTACAGCGTCAATCATGTCATCGTGTACGCCCCTGGTAGGAAAGTTAAGCAGTTCGTCCTTGAAGTCTTTATTCCACTCTGCTTCTCTTAGAACAATCTGCTTGTGCTCGAACCTACCCTGCAAGCTACCAATGATCTTATCTACTTTACTTTTGTTACCGAGTACCACTTCTTCAATCCGAGGAAAGATGTTCTTTGTCCTCATCATCTCCTGCATGTATGGTAGGATTGCTCTCTTCAGTGTTCCCTTCTCAATCCCAACAATCGAGACATCATATACCTTACAAAGCTTCAGAATCCTCTCAGCGGTCTCCTTGATGTCCCACCGACCATACTCTACCTTGTCCACCCACCAACCGCCCTGGTGTACCCTTACGACTGCTATAGCGGTTCTATCGAGGTGCTTCTTCTTATTCTCTTCTGATGCAGCTACATTCTCAAAGCCAGCCAAGTCAACACCAATGAAGTAGGAACCATCATCAGGTTCGTCATCCTTGTCCCTGATCTCAATCCATTCTTCTTTGAACAGATCGGACTGTGGTGCCTCAAAGCTTGCCATGAACTCTTGCCTGAAAGCAAAGGTAGACATCGAGGACTTGGCAATCTCAATCTCTTCTGGATCTAAGAGAGGATTGTCCAGCGAGGTAAAATGCCAAGCCTTCCAATCCTTCTCTTCCTTAAGACCCATCTTGTACAAGTCGTAGAAATGATTACGACCTTTAGGTGTTCCAATAAATATTGCTTTACCTTTTAAGTCAGCTAGTGCTGGTCTCAGGATCTGCTCGAATACCTGTGGCTTGATGTCAGCATACTCGTCCAACACCAGAAACTTTAGTGCCACCCCTCGCATGGTCTCTGGTCTATCTGCTCCCTTAAGAGAGATGGTTGAACCATTGACCAACTTGATCTGCATATTGTTCACATGACTACCAGCAATGATAGGGTGAGCAAGTTCAAGCAACTGCTGCCACATAATATCCCTAGCCTGCTGCTGGGTGGGAGCCACATACCAGACATGACCCTTGTCAGCTTGTAGTGCCTCCACAATCAAAGCCCATGCTGCCATCCTAGACTTACCTGTCCTACGACCTGCAGCAATCACCTTAAACCTTGTGGGGTCATTCCAGACCTCTTGCTGCCAGGGTAGTAGTTTAATCGCTAAGTCCATTAGTCTTCTCTAAACTGGGCATCTTCGATGTCCTCATACTCTTCGTTCGTATCTACGGACTCTATCTCCGTAGAACCTCCGATACCACTGATGGTTATATTGATTGCATTTCGACCTGATTGCTTTTCCTTTTCAAAATAACTGATAGGTAATAATCTATCGACACACATCTTAAGACAAGCCACTTGATCCTTGTCATCATCACTCAAAGCTTTTCTGATGATGGTTTCAATAACCTTTTCACCTGTTGTTGCCAACAGACGAGCATGGAATTCTTTTATTCTTGCTGCCTCGCCAGGAGGACGACCACGACCATCCCTCTTCTTCTTGGCTTCGATGGCAGACTTCTTCGGACGACCACCCTTTCTCTTTACTACAGAGACTGCCTTCTCTGTAGGGGGTGACAAAACATCCTGAATAACTTCTGTTTTTATATCTATGGACACTTAAGTGTTTCTCCATTTCTTAGTATTCTAAGTATCTATGCAGTTTAAAGTCGGATAATTAATAATTATAATTAGGGTACTTAGATCTGCATAGTTATCTTTAACATGCCTTTTATTATAGCATATTTTTTAAGAAAAGTCAAGTACTTTGTGATAAATAGTTGCTACTTCGTAGTGCACAGACTCTACTGTTTCTACTTTATTCCTGCTGTGCAGTGCACAATATCCTCTGCATTGATATCATTATACTTTTTTATATATTATACAGTCTTTGTTCTGTCCCTAATTAGTCTATTTTACCTCTTTTTTGTAGCTGTTAAGTGCCTTATTACTATTGACCAGACTGCATAGTACTCCCCCGTCTATCTAGATCATGCAAGAATCATGCCAAGACTGTAAAGACACTACAGAGACTAGGGAATGAGGCTGAGGTGCACCACTACAGTGCGCATGGTCTGTGCTATCTATTATTTATATATAGAGACTCAAGCAATAACCCCAAACTTTGTAGGTTATTGAAAATAACTGTTGACAATGCCTTAAGGGTCTGAGACACTGCAGTCATCGAGAGACGCAACAGTCACTCGAAACAATAGTAGATAGTTACCTAGGGTTTTCCCTAGTAGACAACAAGGCAGTGTGTGGTAATCTGTAGGTGTGGTTTCATTAACTTAACTAAGGGGTTTATCATGTCATACGATTTTGCACTCAGGGCTGACAATCTCGCCCAGTTAGAAGTTAACAATGGTAAAGAGTCTGTTGCAATTATCAAGGATTGTCTTAGATCAGTAACCTCAGATGGACAAGTAGAAGAGTTTCTAGATAGTTACCTACTGGCTTTAATGTCATATGGTGAAACTGAGAAAGAAGCCAAGAATTACAGGTCAAGGGTTAAGGCTATTCTAAAGACTTGGAAAGATCACGACAAGAAAATGTCAGTACTGGAGCATGAGACTAAATCGGTTCAATTACTTGCCAAGCATGCTCGTTCGTTCGATAAGGCGACAAAGGCAGAGGCAGAGACTGAATCAGAGTCAGAGACCAAGCAGGAAAAGCTTCTAAGCTTAGGCGACATCTCTGCAGAATTGGATAGACTTGCCCAGCACCTCCAGGCGCATGGCATGGCAGAGCAGGCGCAGAGAGTCCTAGTCATCTCTGATGAGATCCTCGAGCCAGCCATGGAGCCAGCTACCATCTAAGAAGGGAGGGGAGAAATCCCCTTTCTTTTGTAGGGTCATTATGCTTGACAAATTGTTTGTTTGTGTTATAGTGTTGTTATTGTGTTTGTTTGTGTTTGTTTTAGTTAATTATCTATTGGGGATTATCATGAGTTATTTAGACATGGCTTTAGATCAAATAGAGAATAAAGATTCTAAAGATGATAGATGGGATAAAGATCATTATCTTTTAGTGGCTAAAATTTGTGGTTGTCGTAATTGTTATTCTTGTGCTGTCCAGATATGGAACAAAAGAAAACAATACAAGGAAACTTCTAATGTTATCTAAAACCAGTAAACTAGGATGTCTGTCATGGTCATTGCAGGCATTCGAGACCTGCCCAGGCAGTGTGTCTGATGGTGTGGTAGTGGATGCCTGTAAGTTCTGCTATGCCAGGACTGGGCTGTACAATATGCCTGATGTCAAGTCTCTTCGTGCTCGCAACAAAGATGATTGGCAGGCAGATGATTGGGTGTCTCGCATGATAGATAAACTATCTAAACAGACACACTTTAGATGGTTTGATAGTGGAGACATGTATTCATTGTCACTGGCTGAGAAGATTCTAGAAGTGATGCGTGGCACTCCACATGTTAAGCATTGGTTACCTACTCGAATGCACAAGTTTGAGAAGTTTAAGCCAGTCTTGTTTGACATGATGCAATTAGATAATGTTTGTGTGCGTCTGTCATCTGATAGTGTCACTGGTGAAGTCTTGCCCGTGGAGGTACCTAACAGCACCATAGTGCCCATGGCAGGGGCTGGGGTAGGGTATGAGTGCATCGCATACAAGCAGGGCGGTAAGTGCCTCGATTGTAGGGCTTGCTGGGATAAGTCTATCAAGACCATAGCATACCCTTACCATGGCAGGTCATTGGCTAAAGTAATTAAGATTGTAAAGGCAGCATGATTAAATTTGCATTAGGTATTGTAATCCCTGTAACCATCGTGTATATTATAATCGTTGTCTCATCTATAGGATAATCATGAAGACTATCATCCATGTGAACCAGCATGTTATTAAGTCTAATCGTGCCCATAATAAGCATGATCCTGTCTTGACAGTGAAGACTTACAAGAGTAATATCTATGCACACACTGTTGACATCAAGGGTCCATCTCGTGTAGTGTATTCTCCAGATAAGCCACTGTCTTGTGGTGCTCATGTCTGGATTGAGACTGATGCAGAGGTGGTAATAGATAACTATCTAGAGGAATGCGTAGCATGAAGACTCCGTTTGAATTGTATTTTCTGTTGGACAAAGCAGGTTTTGAGTATGAAGTAGTAGAAGTGGGTGAGGGTATTCGTGTACTCAGAGTTGATATAGAAGAGGTGCAAGAAGATGAAGCTGAGTGAAGAGCAGGAAGTAATCAAAGAAAAGATCAAGAACTTAATCGCCTATTGTACATACACAGATGACTTCGGGCATGTGGTATTCACAGACTGGGGCTATGTTGAGGAGTTTATTGATCGTCTGATGATTGAATTTAAACTGTAAGGATTGAAATGAAAACAAATGATCTGAAGCGTGGTGCTCGTGTGGTATTGACAAATGGTTGGGAAGCTGATATCATGGACAACATGAAAGGCAATACCCGACTTGCTCGTGTGTATGGTTTCGAGACTGAGATTGGTAGTGTCTACTCTCATGACATCGAGTATGTTATTATTGCAGGTGAGAAGTTCCCCATCGAGCACACGAAAGAACAAGATAAACTTCGTGAGCAATTGACTAACCTGTTTGGTTAAGGAGTATAGTATGTTCTTTAAAGAAGAATGGATTCATCAAGACCAATTCCAAGAAATCATAGACGAGAAAGATAGAGAGATCCATCTACTCAAAGAAGTAGTAGAGAGTCTAGAGATTGACATTGACCACATGAGTAGGCAGCTTGACCAGCTTCGCTGCTTCGTATCAGGAGACTAACATGAAAGATAGGTTTGATTTAGAGCAAGAGATTACCAAGTTCTCTGGCATCATTGAGGAGATTGCCATGCTCAATACCCAGGTACTGGAGCGTGATACTCCAATGACTCAGGATGAGATAGCTAATTATCTAATGGCACTGGAATGGATCTGTCGTCTTCGCTTCGAGAGTTTATGGGATACATTCCTTCAGACATACAAGCTGGAAAAGTATAATGTATTTCAAGAATGGAAAGGACAAGAAGATGAACAGTAATGATCTTGCTACGCTGAAGACTGTCTTGAGGGCAGTCAGAGAAGAACGCTACGCCACTGCTGAGGTTGTCCTTCGGGTTGCTATCCGAGAAGCAGAGAAGACTGTACTGGATTCATCCTACCCTGATGGTGACGACTACTGGAAGGAAGCCAAGGAGAATGTGGCATGAGCATCTCAGCAATGAAGCAAGCATTGGAGGCTTTGGAAACAGACCCATGCAAAGAAAACGCAATTAACAATGCTCAGTTTTTTATAAAACAAGCCATCGCAGCGGCAGAGAAGACTATCTATGTTGACTCCAGCAGGTTTCCTAAAGATCAACTAGATCATAAGCCTGGGATGGTTATTACCGAACCTGTACACGCCATCGACATATCGCAAGAATGTGTCGATGAAACTGCAAAATATCGACATGAGTGGGCTGAGCAGCCAGATTTGGCGAGGGTTGGTGAGGTCGGGGTGTGGGGTGATAAATGGGTTGGGCTGACGGATGAGGAAGTGATGTTAGTAATGGATGACGTTTTAGAGGGCGGCGGCTGGCTTGATGTTGCCCGTGCCATCGAAGCCAAACTAAAGGAGAAGAACAC